GCACAGGGTTCTTACTCTCAACCAAACTCTTTGGAGGCTCTTCTCCCTGGCCTATGATTGCACCCAATAAACCTTTTCCCGGATAGGGTTAGTACGTAAGGGTAGGGTTTACCCCCCCCTAGAAGAAAACAGGGGTGCGTCTGGAACAGGTACATCTTTACAGATCAATCTACAGATCAATCTACAGATAGACCCCCATGCGGATGTTTGCGATAATGGGCATAGTCAAAAAAATTTTTTGGAGTTGCTATGGCAGAAAAAGGTTTATTGGGTGCAATCATAGGCCAGGGAGAAGAGCCTCCAAAGAGTTTGGTTGAGAGTAAGAACCCTGTGCAGTTCTTGATGCAGTTAGCATCTGATAGACCTGAGTACAAGGCATTGGCTGAGTATTTGCAGTCTAGGGGTGCTATGCCGCCTGTATCGTTTGATTTCCTGCCTTCTGGCTCTACTGGTGAGTTTGTTCAGAAGGGTGTGTTTAGCAATACTGATACGCCAAGAACCGGGAAAATTGCTTTAAGTGACCAGTTTTTGCGCCGTGGGTATGACCCAACAAATGCGATACCAACCTTAACGCATGAGCTTACCCATGCATCGCAGAAGGCAATGGTTTCCCAATCGTTGCAAAAAGATGCCGAAGACAAACAGCCAAAACAGCAGTTTCTAGATGCTTACGCAAAACTTAACTATGACCCTAATAAGCGTGGTCGTTCAGCGTTTGCTGCCAGTGATTTGGCAAACAAGCTAAATCCAACCTGGACAGAGCAAAACGAAAGATATAGAGCCTCAAGTAATGAGCTTCCTGCTTGGGCTATGGGTGCTGTTGCTAATAGGAACCCACTTTATGGCTACGATGATTATGGAGCGCCAGCACACTTAAACCCCACACTGGCTACTGAGCGCCAAATTTTGCTTGACCTCGCCACCCGTGATGCAATAGCTAATCCCAACAAAAAAAATCGCTAGTGAATGCTATACTTGATTTTGTAGACACCAAATCAAAGGAGAGAACATGGCTGGTTATCCTATGCGTAGGGCTTTGGAGAAGAAGATTGAGGAGATGGGTGGGATAGAGTTTGTTACAGCACATATCTCTCAAGGAATGACCATAGGACGCTTGGCAGAGTTCATAGAGTGTTCTAGGCCAATGCTTTCTTTCTGGATAAACCATACTGATGAGCGTAGAGATGCGGTACTTGCTGCTCGTAAGCTAAAGGCTGAGAAACTGGCAGAAGAGGCTTTGGACATTGCTGACCAAGCAGATGAGACAAGTAATAGTGGAGTTAACAAAGCCAGACTCCAAGTAGATACCCGTAAGTGGATGGCCTCCAAGCTTGACCCTGAGAACTATGGTGATACTGCCAAAACCCAAGTCAATATCTCTTTGGGTGATCTACACCTCCAAGCACTAAAACACATGGGTAAGGCTGATGTTGTGATTGAAAACAATGGCTAATAACCCGTTTATCCAGTTCATTACCCTATACAGAAATGACCCTGTTCTATTCGTTAAAGAGGTTCTGGGAGTAGAGCCTGATGATTGGCAACAAGACTTTCTGAACGCTGTAGCTACTGGTGAGCGAAAGATATCTATTCGTTCTGGTCACGGAGTTGGTAAGTCAACTACCGCTTCTTGGGCAATGCTATGGTTCTTGTTGACCAGGTATCCCGTCAAGGTCGTGGTGACTGCCCCTACTTCTGCCCAACTTTATGATGCTTTGTTTGCCGAGCTAAAGAGGTGGGTCAAAGAGCTACCCCAACCGATCCAAGACTTACTTGATGTCAAACAAGAGCGTATCGAGCTAAAGGCTTCCGCTACCGAGGCATTCATCTCTGCAAGGACTTCTCGTGCTGAACAGCCTGAAGCCCTGCAAGGTGTCCACTCTGAGAACGTCATGTTGGTTGCGGATGAGGCTTCTGGTGTCCCAGAGGCAGTATTTGAGGCTGCTGCAGGTTCTATGTCTGGACACAATGCTTTGACCATCCTATTGGGCAATCCAGTTAGGTCTTCTGGCTTCTTCTTTGATACCCATAATCGGCTCAAAGATGAGTGGTGGACAAAGAGAGTATCCTGTATTGACTCTACTAGGGTGAGTAAAGAGTACGTAGAAGACATGAAATCCCGCTATGGCGAGGAAAGTAATGCTTATCGGATCAGGGTTCTGGGTGAGTTCCCAAGGAGCGATGATGACACGATTATTCCTATGGAGTTACTTGAGTCTGCTAAACACAGGGATACAAGAGCTTATGAAGATGCTCCGATCATTTGGGGACTCGATGTGGCTCGTTTTGGCTCCGATTCTTCAGTTCTATGTAAACGTCAGTCTAATGTTGTACACACTCTTGAGAGGTGGAGGAACTTGGATCTGATGCAATTAACAGGTGCAGTAGTGGCTCAGTACGAAGCCTGTGACCATAAGAGCAGACCCGCAGAGATTCTGGTTGACTCTATTGGCCTTGGAGCTGGTGTTGTTGACCGACTCAGAGAACTAAAACTTCCCTGTCGTGGAATTAACGTATCCGAAAGCCCTGCTATGGGTGGGACGTATTTAAACCTGAGAGCAGAACTTTGGCATAAAACCAAGGCTTGGCTTGAAAAGAGGGACTGCAAGATACCCAATAACGAAGACTTCATTGCTGAACTGGCGACAGTTAGGTACACCTTTACCTCTAACGGCAAGATAAAGATTGAGTCCAAAGATGATATTAGAAGGCGTGGTTTGAAATCTCCCGACATGGCTGATGCTTTTGTCTTGACATTTGCCTCAGATGCCGCCACCATCTCTTGGGGGTCTAACTTGTCTTGGGGTAAACCGATTAAAAGGTTGATCCGAGGATTGGTCTGATTGCCGTTGCCATTTTGAGCTACCCTAAAAAAGTAGCTCTTTTTTTTAAATATGGTAGTATCACGCAACCTATATTAGGAGATTCCTATGAAAATGGATGAAGCCGCCAACAAGATTGGCAAAGTGATGGGCGAATACAAGCGAGGCAAGCTCAAGTCTTCCTCTGGTGACAAGGTTAAATCTCGTGACCAAGCTGTCGCTATCGCAATGAGCGAGTCTCGTGCCATGCCAAAGCGTGGTGGTCGTACTGCAACTAATCGGAGCAAAAAATGAAAGCTGGACTCTATGCCAATATCAATGCCAAACAAGAACGAATTAAAGCTGGCTCTAAAGAAAAGATGCGAAAGCCTGGCACTAAAGGTGCGCCTACTGCTAAAGACTTTAAGCAAGCGGCTAAGACTGCTAAAAAGAAATGATTAAGCGTGGTTCAGAAGAGTTCTCTGGTTACAACAAACCAAAGAAAACTCCTAGCCACCCAAAGAAAAGCCATGCTGTGTTGGCTAAGTCTGGTGACGAAGTGAAGTTAATTCGCTTTGGTCAACAAGGTGTTTCTGGTAGTCCTGATGGATCTAAAAGAAACGAAGCATTTAAAGCCCGTCATGCTCAGAATATTGCCAAAGGCAAAATGAGTGCAGCGTTCTGGGCAAACAAGGTTAAATGGTAACTATGAACTGCCCAACCGCAACCTATGACATTAAGTTCAACTTAAAGAATCGTAATTGGGCGATCAAGAATGTTGACTATGGTCCTGCCAACCCAGAAGAAGATAACGAAGAATACTGGCAGAACCTAGCTGATATGTGGACAGTATCTATTGATGAAGTTCAAGAGATGCGATGCGGTAACTGCGCTGCCTTTATCCAAACCCCTGAGATGCTTGACTGCATTTTAAAAGGTATTGATGAAGAGATTGATGGGTACGCAACTGACGTACAGGGCGCTGCTAATCTTGGCTACTGTGAATTGTTTGACTTTAAGTGTGCAGGTGAGCGTACCTGTTCAGCATGGCTATCTGGTGGCCCCATCACCAAGAAAATGACCAAGAATCAGCAGAATATGTTGATGATGGCTAAGACCGAATACGACATGGAGGAAGAATAATGGAAGCATTTTTAGCTGCATTAATGGAATCTCTCAAGGGCGGTGCTGAAGGCGGTATGTCTGAAGCAGTTGCCTCTGGTGGCATGGCTCCTCCTACTGGCATGGAAAGTCTTGGAAGCACTATTGGTGGCATGGGCAACCAAGCTGTTGCACCAACAATGCAAGCATACAACACCATGACAAATCCCAATGCTACTGCTGGCGATATGTTGTCAGGCGCATACAAGTATGCTTTTAGCCCCCAAGGTCAACAAGATGAGCAAATGATGGCTCCTCAACAATTTCGAATGGGTGGTGGTATGGGTACTAACTATGTTGGTGGCATTCCATCACTACTCCAAGGTTATGGCGGTGCATCACAAGGTATTCTTCCATACATTGCTGGACGTTAAGGATTAAAAATGAAACAAGAAAACCCAATGTTGATGGCTGAAACCTTGCAGGGCGAGATGCAAGAAGATGAGGTAATGTCAGAAGAGCAACTTCAAGGCGTTATCTCTGCTGAAATTTATGATGCAATCTCATTCATTGATGATGACATTGGTGGCAATCGTGCGTTAGCTACTGAATACTATTATGGACAACCCTTTGGTGACGAAGAAGAAGGCCGTTCACAAGTAGTATCAATGGATGTACGTGATACTGTACAAGGCATTCTGCCTAGCCTGATGCGTATTTTCTTTGGCCCAGAGCGTGTGGTTGAGTTTGCCCCCCAAGGACCAGAAGATGTACAGTCTGCCGAACAAGCTACAGACTATGTAGACTTTATTTTCAAGCGTGATAACCCAGGCTTTAAGATTTTGCACTCGGCATTTAAAGATGCTTTGGTACGCAAATGCGGTATTGTGAAGTACTGGTGGGATGAGTCTGTAGAAGTCAAAGCAGAGTCTTTCTCTATGCTTGATGAACAGACAATGATGTTCTTAACTCAAGACCCAGACATTGAGATTTCTGCGGTGCGTGAGTATCCGATTCCAGGCATGGCAGAACAGAATCTTGCCCAAGGAATTATGACTCCACCTCCCATGATGTATGACGTGGAGATCAAGCGCAGAATCAAATCAGGCAAGGTAAAGATCGAGGCATTACCACCA